AACCTACATTGGTTGACGAGGCTACTAATGTTAATGAAGAAGAAGTAAAACGCCCTACTACTTGGAAAAAAGAGTATGTAGAGGTATGGAACAAGATGCAAGAAGGCAAGCCTTTAGATAAAGCAGAATTCGTTAAGTTTGCTGAATACGCTAATCAAAGGGAAGCAGAATACAAGAAGGGCGTATCTGCTTACAAGGCTGAAGCTGACAATGCTAGAGAATTAACCCAAGCTCTAGGGCAATTCGCACCTGAGTTACAGCAACAAGGTATTCACCCTGTAGCTTGGATTAATAATCTAGGTCGTGCTCACATGGTATTGAGTAAAGCACCATACGAACAAAAGGTACAATTGTTCCATAGACTTGCACAAGATTATGGAATACAATTAAATCAAAATGCAGTTCAGATGCCTGAACAACAATATGTAGACCCGTATCAGCAACAGTTAATGCAACAGCTACAAGCAACACAACAGCAAGTGCAACAACTGTCAGCGATTAGGGAGCAAGAAGAAAATGCTCGGTTGACCCAAGAAATCAGCCGAGTAAGTAGCAACAAAGAGCGGTTTCCGCACTTTGAAATGGTACGGGAAGATATGGCTCAATTACTTGAGCGAGGTTTAGCCCAAGACCTAGAATCGGCTTATGCCAAAGCGGTGCGTATGAACGATGAAGCGTACAAGCTAGAGCAGGATAAACTCCTGAAATCAGCGAATACCCAAGCATCTAAGGCACAGCAAGTAGCTAAAGCCAAAGCAACTGCTGTTAGCCCACGATCCGTTACACCTAGCGGTCAAGTGACTAAATCAGATGCAAAGGATAGACGATCCTTGTTGATGGCTAATTTGGCCGATGCAGAGGGTGGTCGGGTTTAACTTAATTTAATAAAGGAAATATCATGGCTTTTGCTAACTCAGCAATTACCGATATCATCGCTACCACCATTCAAAGTCGTAGCGGAGTATTGGCAGATAACTTAACACAAAACAACGCAATCCTACAAAGATTGAACTCTAAGGGTAATGTACGACCTTTCTCAGGTGGTAATGTGATTTTGGAAGAAATCATGTACAACGATCCGTTAATTGCTGGCGGCCTTTTGCATTAAAACGCAAATTGAATAATTTTCTCTGATTGACTTGGAACTCCCGAAGGGGAAAACAGGGCGGAAGCGATAAAAAGCACCGTGAACGACTAAGTGAGAAAACACCTGAAAAGGTGGTGCGATAGTCTGAACTAGGATATAACTTAAGTTAGCAGAAGTCCTAGAGAGCGATTCGAAGAAGTTGCTCCGCTACGAAAGTAGTCAGTAAGCGAAAGCTGAAGTAACAGAATGCAACAAACAACGCTAACAGCTATAGTGGCTATGAGGTGCTTAATATCACCCCTGATAGTCCTATCTCTGCGGCTCAGTTCAGCATTACTCAGTACGCTGACTCTGTGACTATGAGTGGTCTAGAAATGTTGCAAAACTCAAGCAAAGAAGCAATCATCGACTTGTTAGATGGTCGTATGCAAGTTTCTGAAGCTCGTCTTTTGAACCGCATTTCAGGTGACTTGTACGGTGACGGTACTGGTAACGGTGGTAAGAACATTACAGGTCTTGCAGCTGCTATCTCTACTTCTCCTTCAACTGGTACATACGGTGGTATTAACCGTGCAAACTGGGAATTTTGGAGAAACCAATCAACAACTGGTGCTAATGATGCTACATTAATTCAAGCTGCGATGACTACAGCCGCTATCAAATCTGTTCGTGGATCAGATAAGACTGACTTGATTATTGCTGGTAACACTTTGTATCAACGCTATGTTGCATCACTTCAAGCTATTCAGCGTATCGCTGGTGTAGAAGAAGGTGCTGCTGGCTTTGCATCATTGAAGTTCTACGGTGGCGGTATGTCTGCTGATGTGGTATTAGGTGGTGGTATTGGTGCTCAAGAGAACGCATTGTATATGTATCTTTTGAATACTGATTACATCTTCTTCCGCCCACACAAAGAGCGTAACTTCGTACCTATTGGTGGCGAGCGTCAGTCAATCAACCAAGATGCAATCGTGAAGTTATACGGTTGGGCTGGTAACTTGACTTGTTCTAATGCCTCACTCCAAGGTATCTTGACAGGCTCTTAATCAACTGACTAATTAAAGGAAATTATCATGTCATATAATATTACCCCTACCGCAGGTATTAACTTGGATGAAGTAGTTTATACAAATCCTAACTCTGCTGGTACTGGCGTTCCTGTTAACGGCCCACTTGGTTCACAAGTGTTTGGTTCAGACGGTTTGCGTTATGTACTAGGTGTTGCTGGTGCGGCTATTACAGCTTCTACAGCAACTTGCTCTATCAATGCTTCAACATTTGTTGTTACAGATTCAGGTGGTACTTATCTAAGTCCAGCTGTTGCCGTAGCTTCAGGTGACTATGCTTGGTTTAGCAAAGCTAGTGTTTAATAATAAAATGTAGTAAAAACAGGGGGTTGGCTCACAAGGCTGACCCCTTTTTCCCTTTAACTTTACCTAACTACTTAGGAGATTTAAAAATGGCATTACCTTCAGACACTCAAGGAGCAGATTCACGCTTACAAGTACGCTTTTATAAGAAATCCGTACAACAAGAGCAAGAATCAATGGATGCTGGCAGACCAATATACAAAGACTTTGATTTTGTTCATATTTGCGTTGCTGGCGATACACTAACCGAAATTGACACTTACGCCTTACAAAACCATAAGCAACGCTTTCCTATTCAATGGGCTAACTATATGAATAGACAAGGTGCTCACGATGAGGAAGTAGTGGGAACACCTGTATCAGAGTGGCCTTTAGTATCAAAAAGCCAAGCTGAAGAACTACGGGCAATCAAGTTTCAAACGGTAGAATCTATTGCACACGCTTCAGATCAACAGTTACAGCGTATGGGAATGATTGCAGGAATGTCACCTTATGCGTTCCGTGACAAGGCAAAGGCATTTTTAAATCTAGCAACAACGGCAGCAGAAACTGACAAGCGTGAGCAAGAAATTAACGCACTTAAAGAAGAACTTGCCAAAAAGGAGCTAGAAACTGCTAAAATGAAACAAGAAACAGATGCGAAGCTGGCTTTGATGCAAGAACAAATGGCCACTATACTTGCTGCTGTTGGTGAAAAGAAACCCCGTAAATCTAAAGCGGTAGCCACAGAGGAAGCTTAATATGTCATCAAATCTACTCCAATTAGTTCAACAAGTAACTGCTGAACTAAACCTTGCCGTGCCAACCTATGTTGTTGGTAACACTAGCCAAGATGTGCAACAGATTCTTGCGTTAATGAACCGTGCAGGGTATGACTTGCTAAAAGAGCATAATTGGCAAGCATTGGAGTTAGAGTATCGTTTCTACACAACAGCAATAACCACAACCTGTGACACCATCAACAACACTTATGACTTATTAAATGTTGCTGATACCACAGGTTTGGACAACACCTACTCTATCGTGGGTACAGCAATTCCTCAAGATACTTATGTAAATTCAGTAACAGGATCAACAGTTACCACCACACAACTTGCTTCTGCAACGAGTATTGGTGGTACTGTTACCTTTAGTAAGACCAAGTATCCGCTACCCCCTGACTATGAAACAGTCACGGATAATACCCATTGGGATAAAACAAAACATTGGCAGATGTTAGGGCCAGTAGATGCTCAACAATGGCAATGGCTTAAATCAGGTTATATTTCAACAGGCCCACGGGTTCGTTGGAGAATTTTAGGTAATGAGTTTCAGATTTGGCCACCTTACAACACTCTAGAATATTTAGGTTTTGAGTACCGTTCTAAAGGCTTTGTAAGAAGTGCAACAGGTGATGTAAAGAACAGTTTTACAGCCGATTCAGATACAACGGTGCTAGACGATACAATCATGGTATTGGCTACAAAGCTTAAATACTTCCAAATTAAGTCGTTTGACACTACTGCATTGCAACAAGACTACAGCCGTTATTTGAGCATTGCCAAGGCTAACGACAAGGGTTCAGCTACATTGTCATTCGCTCCACAACCAAGTGCTGTATTGATTGGATGGGCAAACATTCCTGATACTGGGTACGGCAGTTAATCATGGCAGTACCTAAAAAGTTCTCTGCCCAAACAACTTCTGTACCTGCACCGATTGGTGGATGGAACGCTAGGGATTCCCAAGCTAACATGAACCCAATGGATGCTATTCAGCTTGTAAACTGGTATCCGACCCCTACTGATGTGACCATGCGTAAAGGGTGGACACAATCTAGCTTATTAACAACAACTACGGGGGTAGTGGCTATTAGCACTATTACTCGTGTGGATACGCTTGCTACGCTTACTACGGCTTCAGCACATGGATTGTCAACTGGTAATCAAGTCGCTATTTCAGGATGTACGCCTTCCGCTTACAACGGTGTGTTCACAATCACCGTAGTCAACAGTACATCATTCACCTACACGATGGCTTCCGTTCCTTCAGGTAATGCTTCAGTAGTCGGTAGCTATGAAAAAGGTATTACAACGCCTGTCAATACCCTAATGAATTACACAGAAGTGGGTGGTTACAAACTATTTGCTGTGGCAGGTGATACTATTTACCAAGCTGATGTAAACCCAGCAGTTCGTGTATTTACTGGTATTCAAAGCGATAAATTACAATCAGTCAATATTACCAATACAGCAGGACACTTCTTAGTAGCTTGTAACGGTGTTGATCCAGTAATGATTTATGACGGTACGCAATGGTTTTATGTAGCTACAACGGTTACTGCTCAAACAATTAGCACAATTACTAGGGGTGGTACAGGAAACTTAACCGCTACCGT